CACGGGAGAAGTCGTTTTTGACGATCCGCTTCTTCCCTCCATCCCGGAGAAGCGTCTGCTGCTCGTCGCTGCAGATGGCCCTGCTGATGACGAGTGGCTGATGGGCTGGTGTTTCACGCGCGCCAAGCTCGTCTCGATGCCGACGATCTCGCTCAAGGCGACGGACCCGATTACGGGCGACCTCGAATTCAAGGCATTCGCCGACGAGGCCGCTGGCACCGCCTGCCGTAATTACTACGGCGGCTCGGCGATGCTCAAGCACCGTGACATCACCGGTTTCAGCGTCTGACACAGACTGCGGGCGGGGGCCGGGGACGTTCTCCCTCCGGCCTCTGCCCGCTACCACCCCCAGGAGAACACAGTCGATAGGACAACCATGGATCAGCTGACCTTCACGAAGACGATCAAGACGGACGGTGGGGAAGACCTCGTGCTCACGCGAGTCACCGACGACGCAGCCGACGCGAACACTCTGCGCGCACAGGGATGGGCCGAAGCCAAGCCCGCACAGAAGGAAGACTCCACGCCGACGCTGCCCGCCCCGCCCGCCAGCACCCAGCGCAACAACTGACCGACAAAACAAGGAGAACACCAATGGCAGACAAGATCACCCCGACCCTCACCCTGACAGCCCTCAACGACCTCGATGGCGCAGCAGAGGTCACCCCGTTTACCTTCGGGATCAAGAGCCGAGTCGTAACCTTCCCGGACCCCCTGGGCCTGAGCCCCGAGGCCGGCGAAGACCTCCTCCTCGACCTTGGCGGTGGCAAGCGCGCCACCGAGGTTATCAACAAGTGGCTCTCGGAGGAAGACGCCGCATTCGTTACCAAGCATCTGACCCTGCGTCAGATGCTGCTCCTCCTGCGACAGGCGTCTACTCACTATGAGGCATCGCTCGGGTCCCTGGGGGAAGGGCGCGCCTCTACGACCGCCTAACGCGGTACGAGAGGCAGATCGTCGCGGACCTCGCGGAACAGGGCTGGGACACATACAGCCTGTTCCGCGCTCGCCGATACCGATTCCTCCTGACTCTGATCGACGAGCTGCCCTCGACGAGCCGAACCGTCGCAGCGATTCTCAATGATCCCGAGGTCGCAATCGAAACGGCAATGGCGATCGCCGAAGCACCCGACGACGACACCGAGGCACAGCTCCGAACACAAACCCCCGAGGTCAGAGTCCTGCAGGACATCTTCGACCTGCTGGTCTCTGCCTTCGGAGGAAAAGAAACCTACCCGCGACCCGAGAGCCTCACCGCGATCGCACTCGAGGACGCGCGCACGAGCGTCCGAGACCGCAGCGCCCACCAGGCGCTCGCGGCTCTCATGCCGGGGTGGAGCCCACAAGAAACCTGAATATCTACCTGTAGGAGGTCTGCGTGGCTGGCGTGTATCAGGCAGGCACTGTCTATGTCGATGTGGTCCCCTCGATGCGGGGGTTCTTTAAGAGCATCGAGAATGCGACGGCCACGCAGCTCCCGCAGGTGGCTGGCGATGCGGGAAAGAAGTACGCGGAGAAATTCAAAGAGAAGGTCTCCGAGTCTGGCAAGGACCTCGTTAACGCGATCGCCGATCCTCTGGGCAAGTCAACGGCCCGCCTTCGTCAGGAGGCCGCGCAGGCTGGGGCAGCCCTGCAGGAAGCGCACGCCAAGGTGGAGAAGTCTTCCTCAGCGCTCGCGAAGGCGCGCGCCGAGGAAGAGACCGCAGCGACTGCGGTGGAGCGTGCCGAGCGTGCGCTCGCCGCCGCGCGTTCCAGCTCATCCGCTGACTCGGCGGCTGTCGCTCGCGCGGAGTCGGCGCTGGCCTCGGCGCGAGAAGCGTCGGCGGCAGCGAATAAGAAGGCCGACCAGGCGTCCGCTAACCACGCGGACTCTCTGCGCAAGGAGAAGGCAGCCTCCGATAGCGCGAAGGCGGCAACAGAGGCGCTTGACCAGCGTATCTCGAAGGCCCCGTCCAACTGGGAGCGCTTCACGACGTCGCTGAAGGGCTGGGTGCGAGAGGCCGACAACGTCGAGCGTGAAGCCCACGAGGTTGATTCCTCTCTCGGCCTCGTTGGCTCGGGCGTGACGTCGCTCGGGGGACTCGTGACCTCGGCGCTCGGCCCCCTTGCTCTCCTGGGTGCGGCGGTCGGCATCGGGGGCTTCGCGTCCGAGGCCATCGCAGCCTCAGACGCCACGAACAAATTTGCGGACACGCTGCGGTTCGCAGGCGTCGATGACTCGACCATTGAGCGCCTCGGGGCATCCGCTCAGGAGTACGCAGACCGCACCGTGTACGACCTCGCGGACATTCAGGGCATCACGAGCCAGCTCGCCGCAAACAGCGTGGACGGCTTCGACCGTCTTGCCGAGGCCGCCGGCAACCTGAACGCTGTGTCCGGTGGAACGGCCGACACTTACAAGAGCCTTGGCCTCGCCCTCGTCCAGGTCAACGGTGCGGGAAAGCTGCAGACCCAAGACTGGAATCAGGTCGCCAACGCCATCCCGGGCGCGAGCGGCAAGATTCAGCAGGCCCTCTCCGATATGGGTGCCTATACAGGCAACTTCCGTGAGGCCATGGCNNNNCGCGGTCGCGGCCGCGTCGGATGTGTCGCGCATCGAGAATGCGGCCGGCAACTTGCAGGCGACGATTGTCGGCGGCTTCAAGGACATGATTGACCTCGCGAAGCCGCAGCTGACCGACTTCATGAGCTGGATGTCGGACACGCTCGGCGCTGGGTTCGCGTGGATCAAGGACGTGGGAGTGCCCTCGATCCAGGGAATTTGGGATGTCCTCGCCAATGGGAATTTCTCGGGGCCGATCTTCGGCCTCGAGGAGGACAGCGGCCTCGTCGACTTCCTGTTCAACCTGCGTGATGCTGGCATGGCGGCCTGGGAGATGCTCAAGTCCGGCTGGGACGCAGCAACGAACCTCGCGGCCGCGTTCGCACCGCTCGCCAAGAGCGTGTGGGACATGGTCAGCGCGTTCGGCGGGGATGGCCCGTCGATGATTCAGCGCACCGCTGAGGCACTCAAGAGCGTATTCGACTGGGTCGGGAAAAACACCGACGTTGTTGCACCGCTCGTCACTGCGGTAGTCGCTGGCACGGCCGCGTTCAAGGGCATGAGCGCGGCCATGGGTGCCGTGAACGCCGTGAAGGCGGCCGGCGGACTGCTGCAGTTCGTCAAAGCCACGAACCTCGCGAAGGCCGCGCAGGTCGCGTTCAACTTCGTCATGAACATGAACCCGATCGGCGCGATCGTCACGGCGATCTCCGCACTCGTCGCAGGCCTCGTCTACTTCTTCACGCAGACGGAGACAGGTCGGAAGGCTTGGGCGGCGATCACGGACGCTTTCTACAGCTTCGTGGACTGGATCAGCTCGGCGTGGTCGTCCGCCATGGAGTCCATTTCCTCGTGGTGGACGGGCACCTGGGACGGCGTCTCGGGCTTCTTCTCGACCTACGTCGTGCAGCCCCTGCAGACGGCGTGGGAGGCTATCACGGCTGTCTGGGACGGCATCGTCACGGTCTTCAAGACAGCATTTGCGATCATCGTCGGCATTGTCCTCACTCCGATCAAGCTCTACATTCAGGCATGGGTAGCGGTCTTCACGTGGGCGTATGACAACGTCATCAAGCCCGTGTGGGATGCGATCTGCCAGGCCTTCACCTGGGCGTATGACAGCGTCATCAAGCCCGTATTCGAGCAGATCGCTAACACGTGGCAGTGGATCGCCGGAATAGCCACAGAGGTGTTCGGCGGCATCGTCTCATTCCTCGAGGGAGTGTGGACGGCGATCTCCACAGGAGTGACGACCGCGTGGAATCTCATCGTCGCGGGCGTCACCTGGTACATCAACACCGTGTGGAACATCGTCTCGACGGTGTTCACGACGGTCGCTGGCGTCGTCTCCTCGATCTGGAACGGCATCTCCTCCACGGTCTCGGGCGTCTGGGAGTCCATCAAGTCCACGGCGAGTGCGGCCGTCCAGTGGGTCTACGACAGCGTCACGAACGTGTTCTCGTCCATGTCGAGCGGCGTCTCGTCCACCTTCGATGGCATGCGCTCAGCCATCGAGTCCGTGTGGAACAAGGTGAAGAGCGTCGCGGCAAAGCCGGTGAATTTCATCATCGACACCGTCTACACCAACGGCCTGAAATCCATGGTGGAGACGGTCGCCTCGAAGATCGGTCTCTCTCTCACCTTGCCGACGGTCCCCAGGATCGCCGAGTACGCCGGCGGCGGCATCGTCCCCGGCTACAGTCCCGGGCACGACACGATCCCGGCGATGCTCTCCCCGGGCGAGGCCATCCTCGTTCCCGAGCTCGTCCGACAGATCGGCCCGAGCAGGATCATTGCCGCGAACTACGCCGCCTCGAAGCGCCGCCCAGGCGGCACCCCCGGCAAGGCCCCCGCTGGCTTCTCCGGCGGCGGCATCGCCCACTTCGCCGGCGGCGGCATCGCAGGCTGGTTCGCCGACGCAGCACGGGGCGTGAGCGAGTTCTTCCGTGACCCGCTCGGCTCTATCGCGCAGCTCATCACCGAGCCCGTCCGAGGACTCATGAAGGGCATCGCCCCCGGAGTCATCGGCGAGCTCGGCGCAGGCGGCGTCGAGTCCCTCCTCGCAGGAGTCGGATCGTTCTTCAAGAAGAAGGCCGAGGAGTCCTCCTCAGCCGGACTCGTGGGCGCCGCGATGCGAGCCGTCCAGATGCAGGTCCCATACGTGTGGGGTGGCTCGGCGATCCCGCCGGGTCTGGACTGCTCGGGCCTGGTGTATTGGGCCGCTCAGCAGCTTGGTCTGGGGTGGCCGCGCCTCACGGCAGCTGGGTATCAGTCCGGCTCCACCATGATCCCCTGGACGCAGGCCGCCCCCGGCGACCTGCTCTTCTGGGGAGCGCCCGCCCACCACATCGCGATCTACGCCGGCGGCGGCCAGATGATCGAGGAGCC